GGTCAAATTCTTCAACATCAGTACCATCTTCTTCACCAAGGTTACCTGATGCACACATCATTACATTTGAATTAAATTTGAAGAAAGCACCGATTTCACGTTCAAGAAGCATCTGAAGTGCAGCGTTACGAACAGCAAGAGTGGAACGGTTCAATTCCTCAAAGTGAATAATTGACGGTTTTTCATTTGCAATATAAGCCCATTTTGGTGCAACGTGAGCAAGCATTTTCTGCTTAACAATATTACCTTCACTATTAGTGATGTCGCACTCATCAACAGCAGGAAATAGACCCACATCAGTTTCATCCACCATTGAAAGTCGAATATCAAAATACTGAAACCCCATCTTATTTGCGATAGATCTCATAATTGCGGATTTAGCATATCCAGGAGCAGATTGAATGTAGAGAACACCACTTTTAGCATTCATCATCTTAAAATACCTTTTTTCTCTGTCGGAGAGAGATTCAAAACCTTTCGGGAACTTGTTCGCACCTTCGAAAGAAATACCTTTACCGATTTTGTTTTTAACTGCCATAATGAATTATTATTTATGTTTCTTAATTAGATTACAAATATACGGTTTTATTTTTTATCACCAAAACAAATTATATATTTTTTTTATTTTTTTATGATTTTTCGAGCCTCATTATTGTTCACGATAATGAAATATAATCCTGATGAAATGTTCATGTTCATTTTATATTCTTTAGTTAGTTCATCTTTAAATGTTTTATAAACCAGGAGTTTACCAGTCGCATCAAAAATTTTAATATTTTCAATTGGATGCCCACTACTAATATTTAGCACACTCGTAACTGGATTTGGATAAAGATTGAGTGAATTTTCTGCGATGTTATTCTCAATTCCTGTAAATGTTGATCTAATTGGTATTTGAGATATACCAATTACTTTTCTATTTGAATCCTCAATAATTATTGTTAATTCACTATTATCAAGTGTCCAGTTACTTTTAAATGCGATAGAATATTTGATTTCAGTGCCATTATATAGTGTGTCATACATAATTTGTCGCATTACATGCATATATTTCGTACCTGGAAAATTTTCCGTTACCATAGCAACAATATGCATCTCACCTGTATATATACCCGATAAATTAACATAAGTAGTAAAAACATTAAGAGGTGGATTCATATATGCAAACCTTTCTATTTTGCTTTTTACTGATGGTGTTATACAAAAACGAGTAGAAATAGAATCTATTTCTTTCCATTTATCTAAACTCAATAGATCATTATCACTGAGTTTGTATCCTTTAATAAATACACTAGGAATAACATTTGCACCGAGTTGAGTCATACGTTTACTAACATCTGGATTTTTCAAAGTATCAGAACTCCAAAAATGATTCATGACATAAGCCATATTTAGGCTTGCACATAAAGTCTTAAGACTATCATATTCCTGTGTGAATTTATTTACAAAGAACTCACCGAAACTTTGCTGAGCGAATGCTGATGTAATTGTCAAAAAAGCAATTACTGTTAAAAATACTTTTTTCATGTTATTTATATTAAATTATTTAATTGTTATCATTATTATCATTATCATTTTCTATATCATCATCTTCATTCTCTGAAGAAATTTTATCAATATATTCTTTTTCTTTTCTTTCTCTTTCTGCTTTAAATATCGGAACCAAATAGTCAATTACATAATTAAATCTATCAGTGCTATTTTTGAATTCCCATTCTGAAACATCAGATAAATCAACATCATAGAGATTTGCTAAAAATTCATAATCTGGCATACAGTTTGGTGTTTCATTCTTTTCGATTTTAATTACGTTTTCAGTAATCAAAACAGTTTTATCAAATCTTAGAATTGCAGTATATGAATGTTCGTTATTATCTGTTAAAAAAACATCTAATTTATCATTGTCAAGTGAAATAGGCTCAACTCTACACACAAAAGGATTATCATTAACTTTAATCCAAGTATTTGGATCTATCAAATTCGAGATAATTCTTTCCAATACTTCTTCCAAATTAAAATCTCTCTTCTCATATTCAACAACACTTTCTAAATTATCTTTTAATAATTTAAATAGATTATTTTCATATTCTAAAAGAGCTTCTTCCCTTTTTTTCTTTTTACTATTCATTTGTTCAATCAATTCTCCCCATAACTCTTTCTGATGCTCTTCATGTTCTTTTTGTTTAGCATCCTCATAAGCTTCAGGATCTTTTTTATAAAGAAGAGAATCCTTTATCTCCAAAATACGATATTCATCTTTAATTTCTTCGATAAAAGAAGAAAAATCAGTATCTTCTGTCAATTTGTCATTAAGTTGATACTTGAGTTTTTCTGTATTCTCTTCTTCTGTAAAAAAGATACATGGTGCAAATTTTTCAATTTTTACATCACAACCCTTAATAAGATTTTCAGCAATCAGTGTAGGATAGAATTCATAAAGTTCCCTATCTAATTTAGAACCGTTCTTAATAAGATAGATTAAGTGTCCATTAGGTTCTTCTGTTTTAATAAGATGATAATTATATTTTACATCTTCTGTAAAAAGGTTCATTAGATTTTTTTTCTTGTTCATAATTTAATATTAATTATTATTCGTTAGCATGATATAAAATCATAGCACCAGATTCTAAAATTAGAGGTTCTTTATTTAAACAGATATAACTTCAGTATAATGAAGATTCTCTAATTCTTTTCTCGCATCTTCTAGTGTTTCTGATAATGAAAGCAAAATTTCATATTCTGTTGTCCAGATATATAATTTTTTCATATTCTTATTTTTTACAAATATAATCATTTCTTTTTAATAAAAAAATTTTGGAAAGATTAAAAAAGATAAAAAAAGATAAAAAAAGATAAAAATGACTTTTAAATATTTATATATAACATAATGAGAAATTTAAAAAATATAAAAATAGATGAGAATTTGCATATAGAATTAAAGAAATATGCAAAGGAAAATTCACTTAAGTTGAATGAATGGATTGAGAAACTTATTAAAATGGAATTTGAAAAAATAAAGAATAAAGAATGATAATAGATGAATATGTTTTTGTTAAGCCAAACAATCATAGTATAATGCATTATATAAATAAAGGTTATGATGCAAAGTGTAGAAAAGAATTATTAATTAAAGTAGATGATTTGACACCTTCATCTAGAGTGAAAGTTAATTGCAAATGTGAGAAATGTGGAAATATTAAAAGTATAAGATATCAAGATTATTATAAATGTTTAAAATTGAATAATATATATTTATGTAGTAATTGCAAATTCGAAAAAACAAAAATTACAAATAATGAACGATATGGAAAAGATGATTCTTTTAATATGGAAAAAACGATTAGGACTATGAATATTAAATATGGTTGTAATTATTCTTTACAAAATAAAGAAATAAAAAATAAAAAAGAAAATACTTGTGTAGAAAGATATGGTTATAAAAATGCTTCTGAAAATTACGATATTAAAAATAAAGTAAAACAAACTAATATTAGAATATTTTTAGATATGGATAAGAAACAGTCTATTTTAAATAAAAGAAAAGAAACATGTATAGAGAAATATGGTGTTGATAATTATAGTAAGACTGAAGAATATAAATTAAAATCAGAAAGTACTTGTATGAAAAAATATGGTTATAAACATAATGGATCTGTACCAGAATTAATAAAAAAAAGATTAGAATCTAGAAATATAATTAATTCACAAGAACGAAGTTTATTTTTTTTGTATAAGAAAGATGTGAATAAAATTAGTAGAAGGTTCAGTAAAAAATTACTTGAAGAATGGAATGGTTATGATTATTATGATGGAGAATTAATAATAAATAATTTTTTATTAAAGAAAAATTCAAGATTATATCCATCAATCGATCATAAGATTCCTATTTATTACGGATTTGTTAATAACATCAAACCAGAGATTATTGGTGAAATAGATAATTTATGTATTACAAAAAAATATATAAATTCTAGAAAAAAGAATATGATATATGAGCCAAAATTATTAATTAAAATCAAATTGAAAATAGTTGATGATATAATTAAATAAAAAAGCCAGTTTTTAACTGGCTTTTTTATTTAATCTTGCTTATCTATGTCTGTAATTTGTTTAACACGACCATTATCGTGATCTATCGGACATTTACTTGCGGTGGACAAAATCAAGGTTTTTGTTTTGATCTTACTGAAATTTAAAGAATCTGTATAGCCATCAGTAAGAATCACCGTGTTATACATATAGATTTTATTTTTCTTTTCCGCAATAAAATCAAGTCCTGGCATTAGGGAAGTCCCGCCCAATCCCCTGATCCTCATCTTTTCAAGCTCTTTTTTTTCTTTAATTTTAAGAACCTGCTGAATTTGAGCATCACACTGAATAAGATTAATCTGAATGTCATTCTGGAAGATATAAGAGAGAACTTTTTCAAAACTTCCCCCCATACTTCCACTAGTATCTAGAAGAACGTTAATTTCATTCTTATATTTTTTGTGACCTTTAAGACCAGAAATACCTCTACGGTTAGGACGAACGATGGTTTTTTCTTTCTTGGAGCCAAAGATATGATTACTCATAGTTCTTTTAATTTCTTTTAAGTAATCTTTTTTGGTTTTACGAAGTTTATTAAGAATAGATTCAACATCACCAGAGTTTAAACCTCTATTTTTCAATTTAGTCATTGCATTCTCAACAATTTCTCTTTTTAATTCCTGAGGAATTTCATCACCAAGATGTGCATCAAGAGTATTCTGTTCTTCACGTTCTTCACCTTCAAAAATGGTTTCTAACGAATAGCATTCGGCATCATTTTTACCATATTTACCATATCTATCATTACCTGAAGTATCTTTCTGACCCTGACGAGATTTATTATTATGATTTTCGTGACCGCAATTTGGACATTTATTACTCTGGCTATTATCACCACTTTCACCGCCACTTCCATCATTACCATTTTCATTATTTTCGTTAGATTTTTCTTTTCCTTTTCCTTTTCCTTTCTGATCTTTCTGATCTTTCTGTTCTTTACCCTCTCCCTCTCCATTTTCATCACCTGATTTATCTCCAGACTGATCACCTGGCTGATTCATTGGTGAACCACATTTTGGACATTTGTTCGATTCGTTGCGCATTTTCTGAATAGCTTCTTTATTTTTTTCCTGCCATTCACGTTTCTTATTAACATACCATTCATATAAATCTTCAAAGATTGCTTCACCTTTGTATTCTTTAGGAATAAATAAGGCACTGTTTCTTTTAAATTCATCTTTAGGAATACTAAGAAATGGCTTAGAACCCTGACCTAATCCCTGCTGCTTCATAATTTCATCATAAATAATTTGATTGATAATCATGTCTTGAACAATATTAGCAGAGCGTGCATCATAACCAACACTTCTTTTAACATGATCAAATAGAAGATGAAATTCCTCGTGAATTAAGAGGAAATTAATCTCAGATTGAGGTAATTTGTCAATAAATTTACGATCCCAATAGAAATTCATACCTTTTGATGTAACATTAACACCAGCAGTTGGAATATACGGATTATTTTTTGATTCGTAAAAATTGATGAACAAAGCAAATTCACCATAATAAGGTAAATTACCAGTCGCCATCATTGCTACTACGGCTTCTGTGAGCTTTTCGTGCATCTGTCCAGGAATCACATGTTTATAGAAATCAACCATCTTGTTATAATTTTATTTGATTTGAGTACAAATATACGATTAATAATTAAAATAAAAAAATATTTTCAATATTTTTTATGCTGTTTGAATAAGTTTTTTCTTTGACCAATATAACGTAATTAGATAACCACCAATCAATCCACCCAAATGTCCAAAGTGTCCGATTCCAAATCCTAATACTGGATCTATCAGAGATAGTATACCAAATATGAGTGAGAATAATGCAAATCCATAAACCAGACTCTTAACTTTTACAGGTAATACAAAGAAAAGATATACTTTTGTTTCGGGTGAAATAAAAACAAAAGTGGATAATAGTCCACATAATGCTCCGGATGCACCAATAGCAGCACCAGTTCCAAATAACATCCAAAGAATACCAGATACTAATCCACTTACAAAGTAAATAAATAGAAACTTTCTAGTTCCAATAATTTGTTCAAGTGGGTTTCCAAATGACCATAGCATTATCATTTAAAATATAATATGATTAATACCGGCATGAGGGAACATGGATGTAAGGGGCGGATAAAAGGAAAAGTTTTCATCTGAGATATTGTAACTAGCAAAGTTAGTTACAATTGAAGGTACTATATAGCTTATAATAAATATAAGAATATTAGAGAGAATTAAAAATCTAACTGTGTTGGTAGAATTACCAATAGAAGTAACTTTATAAATATCTTCTTTTCTCTTCTGTTTTTTCTTCTGTTTTTCTCTATATTCTTGAAAGTCTGTAGTATTAAAAATATTTTTTATTTCATCTTTTTTTGACGAAAAATCATAATTTTTATTTTTCATTTTATTATTTTTTAATGTGAATACAAAGATAACGTTAATTTCTCATTTGAGAAAATTAAATATCATTTCTATCAATTATAGTTTTTGCCGAAAATTTATGCATTTTACTTAATTCTACATGACGCTTTATATACTTCCACTCTTTATTAAGATCTTTTTTACTGCTTTCTTCAAGTTGCTTATCCAAGAGAAGTTCTATAAAAAAATTTACATTTATAAGATTTTTAAAATGAAGCAAGATAGCATATAAATACCATCTTTGTCTCCATAATTTAACATACCATTTTGAACTTTCGTAAGAGATCATATTTCATCTTCGTTACCGTTATGATCTATTTCTTGAAATTTCTTCATTACTTTTTTCTTAATGATATTCCTACCTTTTTTTATCTGAGATTTAATGGTAGAAAGATTTATATTTAGCTCTTCTGAAATTTCTTTATAGGCCATACCTTCTATTTCTCTCATAATAAGAACTTTCTTATATTTAGAGTCTTTTTCTGATAAATTATAAATGGTTTCTTTTATAAGATTTGCTTTTTTTACAAAAATATTATATTCATCATTATTTCTTTTACCATCATCGTATGGTATCAAGTTAGATAACTTGAAATTCTCTGCCATCTCTTTATCCAATGAGTTGGTTGGTATTCTTTCACTATCTTTATGTGCCTTTTTCACAATGTTTTCTGCGATCTTATATATCCAAGTGTTAACCTGTGCACCACCTTCTTCGGGTCTTTTGTATGTGTTAATATTTAACAGGGCTTGGATGAAAGCATCTTCAACATGATCTTCAGCAATTTTCGTATCTTTAGTATATCTAGCAATATGCCACATTAATTTTGGTTTGTTATTTTTGTAAAAGTTTTGGAAATTCTGACCGGTGCGTTCTTCGAACCTAAGTTCGAGTTCATTGATTTTATCGTTTTTCTTCATACTTGTTATTTGAACTTATATATAGTAAATCTATAACATTTTGTTTATTATTTTTAATTCAAAAAGTTTAAGATTTTTATTTTTTTTTTTAATGCTTAATACAAAGTTAATGCCCATTTTTTTATTCTCCAAATTATTTAAAAGAAAAAAAGTACTAATTCTAAAATTAGTACTTTTTCTGAGAATTTAGTATCATAAACTATCAATAGCTTCTATTACCCTTCTTGATTCTCTTGCGATAATAGAAGTGTCCGAATCTTTGAACAGTTCAATATAAGCGCTATAAATAGTTTTGGCATTAATTTCAAAATCATCAATTCTATCGATATTTGATGCTGTCATATTCATGAGAGTACTGTAGTTCTTTTTGAAACCATATTCATAATAAAGTTTTTTACCGAGTGCACGAAGTTTAAGTTCCATAGATTTAATTACCTTACCATCTTTATCAAAAAGAAGTGATTTGGCAAAATCAATAATAGAGAAATTTTTATTTTTCAAATCTTCAATAGTTTTAATATGAAAATCAATATCCATATTGAAATTGATGAGATTATCAGAAAAAGCCTTAATTTTATCAGGAAGAGATGCTTTATAATGTTTGTTACTGAAATTGGTGAGAATGGTATAGAACAGAGGTCTTTCATCTTTATTACATCTGATCAAGCCAACATTCATTGAAAGAGCTTTGGATTTGTCAGTTGAATTAACGATACTAATCATTTTTTCATACCTTTCGTTATCGATATATAATTCATCACCAACAAGCCTAATTTCCTGTACACCACTAGCAGCCTTGAGTGCATATTTTTCAGGATTGAAATAATTCAGAATTTCAGAAACAATAGTTTTTGAAAAATTTGTAAAATCAAAATTATAATAAATTTTAGATACTTCAACTCTGCAAATTTCACGACCATCATAACTAGTTATTAACCAACCGTCTTCAATTTTGTTGGAAAATTTATCAAGATCTTCGTTAATTTTAACTGAATCAAAAACTTTAGTGATTGCTACTGACCTGTTGTAGAAGTAATTTTTTCTCATAGTTTTATTTTTTATCATTTTGATAACACAAAGATAACGTTATTTTTTTATCTGGCAAAATTTAAATGGTATATCTTGCATGTTTTTTTAACTTTTTTTTTAAAAATAGAATTAATATATAATAGAAGTAAAAAGAAGCCAGCTAAAAATTGATTTTTTTTACAAAAATATTTTAATATATACATAAAAAATAATTTTTAAATTATGCCAATTAAAGACAAAGATTTCGGAAAATACAAAAGGCCAGGTGTTTTCATTAATGAGATTGATGACAGTATTATAGAACTTCCAGTACAGGATGTTCTTATTAATCTTGTCCCAGGGTTTTCTAAAAAAGGACCTTTTAACGCACCAATTTATGTAACAAATCCAACTGATTTTACTGCTATTTTTGGTGACGATGATAGACGATTAGAAAACAAAGGATCATTTTTTCACAAAACAGTAAAACAAATGTTGAAAAGTGGACCAGTTTGGGCACTTAATCTCCTAGCAACCAATCCAAATAGAGATAAGGTTGAATGGCAAACTATTTCAGTTTCTTCTCAGTATCAGAATAGTGATGTTAAAAGCTCAGCTTACGAATCATTTTTCAATAGACAAGATTTCTGGGAAAGAGATCCAGATGCTTTTATGAATGTTGTAAAAGCTAATAACTATGGTGTTCAAGATAATCAAAGACTTTTACATATTACTAACATGGGTGATAAAGATATCACTGTTTTTATGTATAAGTCAGATATAACTGGTTTTGACGTAACCGCAGAAGAATGGTACGGTGATAGAACAAAAGTTCCAGCGTATATCGATTATAGAGAATGGATTTCAGATTATATGGTAACTGTGTTAGTGTTGGCTGGTGATTGGTCAGATTATAGAACCTTATCAAATGATACTACTTATGGTAACTATTTCAATAGAAATGGTTTAATTAAAACTGAGGTTGATAATTTTATCAATGAGAGAACCGTAACCGTTCTTGCTAAATACGATTGTTCATTAATACCTTATTTCAAAGATTTGAACGATAGAGACATGTACATTAAAAATATCGTAAATAATAATACCGATAAAACTGGTTTATTCTGTACCTATAATGAAGACTCATTATTAGAAGCAGATTTCAAACTTGGTAACCTTGATATTATTGGTGATGTTTTAGTTGGACAAGATATTAGTAGTATTAAATTTATGTCTTACGAAACTACACTTAAAGAAGAGTTAACATACTCACAAAAATATCTAGATTCAAGCAATAATGTTATTACTAACGATATTAATAGCTATAATCAAGATTATTTAAATAGTGGTGTTAATGATAGATCTGGTGTATTCACTAATGGACATACATTTGATATATATTTTAATTCTGGCTCAACCGTAACTGGAACGACAACTTGTACAATTGAATTCGCAGACGGTGGAACTGATACTTATTATGTTATTAATGGTTCCGTTGTTAGTGGATTTACTACCACTTCAATTGAATTAAGTAGTGTAACATATACCGTTGGATCAAGATATGATGTTTTATATCTTACTAACGATAATTCTGTTAACATACTCTACGGTACATCTTCTAATCTATATACTGGTGCAGTTAAACCAGATTACAATTATAGTTTAGCAAGTACTATTATATTAGGTTATGTACATCATCTTAAATCAGGTACAACCTATACTCTTGATTATTACCCAGTAACTGTTAATTCAACAGCAGGTTCAGCTTCATATGTAGCACTTGGTAAAACTACAGGTTACCAAACCACTATAACAGATAGTTATGATACATTAGGAACCTATATGCTTATTGAGTTTCTTGGTACATCAGGACAAACAGGTGTATATAACGATTATGAATATCTCAGACTAATGCAAGGTTTTACTGAAATTTATGATAATATCTCAACTCAGAGTGTTATGATTAAAACAACTGGTGGTACTTTTGATACTGGTGATAAGGTTCCAGTTGTTTCGGTAATTCCAATTGAGGCAACCACAACATCAAACTCAAAAATTAAAATTTATTGTGATACTCCATCTTCATGCTATTCAGGAACCTCATTCTTACTTTACTATGTTGATAATGAGTTCTTATTACATGATAGTGTTATAAATACAGATACATTATTAACCAGATATGATGTTTTAGGTACAACTACTAAAAATGGTATCGTTGCAACTTATTCACAATTATATCAAGATTATTATAATGGTGTAATTAATAACTTGGATTATTTCTATGTAAATAACAATAGCGGAACTACTAATAAGGTATACTTAAAAATGTATCTTGATCAAAACAATCTTCTTACTGTTAACTTCTTATCAGCTTTAGATCCAGATGTTGCTTATGAAGTTATCCAGTCAGATTGGTCAGATGTAACCAAATATGATTACGATTTAATCTTACATTCAAATAAATCAAACTGGCAACAATCAGTAGAAATTGAAGAATGGTATGGTGATGATCTTACAACTTGTCAACAAATTAAAGTTGATAAAAATAGATACTCAGAAGTTACTAAGGGTAGTTTCTTAGCTGCTTATTATGATGAATCATATTGGGCTGCACCTAGTGGACCAGGTTATCTTGAAGGATCAGTTCCAAGAAAATTCACTAGAGTAATCAAAGTACAAAACGATCCAACCGATGTTAACGCTAAGATCCTTTATGCTGATGCTCCAATTAGAATTGTTGATTATAATATCGTAACTGGTACAACTGAAGTAGATTATCAAACATTCACATACCCATCAATTGATGTTTATGTTGATGAATATAAAGCTTTGGTAATTTCACCATTCGTTGTTCACACAGATTCAATTCCAAACGGTACAGATGAAAGACAAAATTCGATTCTTAATGTTATCGCAAAAGATACAAATCTTGCTAAAGGCTTAGCTGATAAGAATAAAATATCTTGGAGATACCTTGTAGATTCTTTCGGTTTAGGACTTGTACCTATGGACGGATTCGGTTCAAAACAACAACTTGCTGATATTTGCGGTATGAAAATGAACTGTTTAGGTTTCATCAATATGCCAAGTGCAAAAATATTCAGAGAGTCAACTAATCCATCGTTTACTAATGATGATGGTACTCTTAATCTTGAATATGTTAAAGATGGTGCCGATGATAGCAAAAACCCAGATTTCTACTATCAATTTGCACAAAAACATGGTGAAATCAATGGTAGTAGCTGTGTTGGATACTTCTTCCCATATATTAAAATATATGACAATGGTATTCCAAAATGGGTTCCACCAGCAATGTTCGCAGCAACAACTTATATGAATAAATTCGTATCTAATGTTGCTGGTATGTTGCCTTGGACAATTGCAGCAGGTATTACAAACGGTAGAGTTAATAATATAACTAAGACCGAAATGGACTTCACAAATACCGATCTTGAGAACTTACACGCAATGGGCGCTAACCCAATTGTATATAAGATTAATAACGGTTATTGTATTAATGACGAATCAACCGCTCAAATCTTTCCATATAGTTCACTTAGTTTCATGCATTCAAGAGAAGTTCTTATCGAACTTGAAAATAGACTGTATGATATGTTATTGAAATATCAATGGAGCTTCAATACACCTGAGATTAGAGCCGAGATTAAATATCGCGCAGATAAAATCTGTAAAGATATGTTAGATAACGACGCATTCTACGATTTCTGGAACGTTTGCGACGAAACCAATAACACAGATTATGTTATTGACCTACAGATGGGTGTGTTGGATACTTACGTGGAAATAATAAAAGGAATGGGTATTATTGTAAATAATATCACAATCTTGAAAAAAGGTGATATTCAATCAATGGGATTTAGATAAGATCATCTAAATATGGTTAATAAAAAGAGGAAGATTAATCTTCCTCTTTTTTATTGCTTTTTCCAGATAAATTTAATCTGTCCTGAATCATATATTCTATAAATTTTTCTTTCCAACATTATTTGATGTTCAGTTTTAGTAGGATCAAAACCATCATTAATAAGTTTATTTTTTCTATATGTAAAACGATGTTTTCTTATTTTATCCACAATGTAATAATAATTTGGATTTGTAATGTGGGAATAATTAAAATTTAATTTTTTATATAAATTTCCATTTGAGTAACTTCTATTTGCGTATGTAATAATTTCATTTGGATTATAATTAATTGTAAAATAATTAAATAATTTTGATGCCCCTCCAATAACATTAGTATTTAATTTATTACAAAATCTACTTAATTCCCATTCATTTTTTATATTTTTATCATTCATCACAATTCTTTTATTTCCAAATGTCATTAAACTAATTAATTCCTCATTGTAGTATAGACCTAAACCAATTTTATTTGTTATATAACCTTGAATATGATTTTTTTCTAAAAATTCCTTAATTACTTTATTATCTGATATTTCTTTTATTTTACATTTTCTGGCAAAAATTCTATTAGTTGTTTTATTTAATTTGTTTAATATCATAGATTTAATAATATTTTTTTTATGAATCCAATCATCTTCCCATATGTGGATTAGCTGAATATTTTTTTCTACACATAGATTTGTTTTATCTAAATGATAGTTATCGGTTTTATTAATTTCATTGTGCCACCATAAACCATTAAATTCAAATGCTAGATTTAAATCGGGTAAATATATATCTAATTCTTTACCAATAATATCTTTATCATTAAACGAAATTATTTTATTATAATTTTCTTGAATAAATTGTTTCATTTCAATTTCTAATCCAGAGATACCTTTATTAATTGGATTACATTCTGTGCATATTAAAGTGCTGGTTTTTCTTCTAGAATTTAATAAAACGTAATCAATATCAAATATATGACCATTATCGCATTTCATTGTATATTTTCTGTTTTTATTGTCAATATTTAATATATTATATTCTTTATAATATTCTTTAATATTTTTTGCTAATGTTAATAATTGATTTTCTTTTGATTTAATTTTAATTTTTTCATTTTGTAAAGCATGTTCTACACCATATTTTAATAACATAGTTTCTTTAATTTTATTATTTATTTCTTTGCTTTTTTTTGGATTATCAACGCCATAATTTTTCATTAATGTTTTTATTGATTTTATCCTTATTTCTTCTGATTTATTTGGATTATCAACGCCATAATTTTGTAATAAGGTATCTTTAGATTTCTTTAGTATATTTTCATTTTGCATTGGACTATTTGAACCATATTTTTTATTATTAGTTTTAATAATTTTAGCTTTGATATCACTGTTCATGGCAGGAGCCTTGGTGCCGTATTTTTCATAAGATTTATTTTCTTTAGTTTTTTTGATATTTGGATCACTACTTATGCAAGCTGTACAACAATATTTATAATATCCCAAAGTTGAATTTTTAAATTTTGTTGTATTATCACAATTTATATTTGCACATTTTACAATTTCTTGCAAATTATTAACATAATGATATACTTTTTCTTTAAAAGGCAAATCTGATAAATTATCTTTACAAAATTCAATAATATCATTAAATATATCAGGATAATTACTTTTTACATACTTTTCAACATACATCCTACCAGATGGTCCATTTTCTTTTTTTATTATTTCTACGAAATTGTTTTTCATTATATGTATCTTTTATTCCTATATATTAAAATATTTATATCATGTTTATCAACTATACATTAATTTTTTGATATATTTTTTATCAAAAATAATCCAATATTATGCAAATTGCAATAGAATCCACAGTTGGCGCTGGCAAAACTACACTTGGAAAATTTCTCTCAGAATACACTAATATACAACTTTACGAAGAACTTACCAGTAACGACACCTCAGTTTTATTAGATAAATTTTATGCAGATCAAACCCGATGGTCATTCGCACTTCAAATTCACTTTCTAAATGAAAGATTTAGAATGATTAAAGAAATTAATAAATTATCAGAAGGCATTCTAGATAGAAGTATATATGGTGATAAAATATTCGCAGAAATGCTTTACGAAGATGAAAAAATGACAAAAGAAGAGTTCAATACCTATAAAACATTGTTCGATAATATGATACAACATATTAAACCACCTCATCTTATGATATATCTAAAATGCTCAACTGAAACCGCAGTTCAAAGAATAGCAACCCGCAATAGAGGTATAGAAACTAGCGTACCTATTAAATATTGGCTAAGATTAAACGATAAATACGAATCATGGTATAATAACTATAACCAATCTGAAAAAATGAGTTTAGATGTAGATAATTTTAATATTTACGATGATAACCAGCGTAAAGACTTTTTAGATAAGATAGTAAATAAATTAGATAGTTTAAGATCACCGGAATATGTTAAAAGAAAGAAATTTGTTCAGGAAATTTCTAAAAATATAAGATCATTTTAAAAACTGGTATATATAAATTTTTTTTAATCGTTTTTTGTATTTTTTGTTAAAAACCTTATTAAATGTGTTAAAATTTAAGAAAAAAAGTTTTTCTTCTTAATTTTCAGAGGGAAAGGATATATTATTTATATATATAAAAAAATATAAAAAATAATATAAAAATATGCCATTAGCACATTTCACTGCCATTGATTCTCACAGAGAAAAATGGGAACCCATTCACAAGAATCTATACGAAGTTACGATTATTTTACCAACCGTACTTCAAACGATTCACCCAAATGCAACTCATTTATTGATGGAGAATACCAAATCGGCTAAGTTCCCAACTTATCCAGATTTACAATCTCAAACACAAAGATTTAAATACTCAACTAGAGTATTCGTCATGATGCCTGCACAAACTCACGTTGATGATTTAACTATGACATTCAATCTCAACCAGAATGATGACTATCAAATTTTTTGCTTCAAAATGCTTAAAGATTGGTATGATTTAGGATGGAACAATGAAACAGGTACACTTCATTACAAGAAAAATTTAGTTGGTGATATTATCATACACCTACACGACAAAGAAGGTAAAGTTATCCGTAGAGTTACTTACCATAATGCAATGCTAAGACAATTTACAGGGTTTGAAGAAGTCAACTGGGACGATTCAACAGCAATCTTCGATCTTTCTTGTACTTGGGTAGCAGACTACTGGGAAGATTTCTACTATTAGGCTATAATGCTTATAATCAATAGATTACAAAAAAAGATACAAGAAATTGTATCTTTTTTTGTTTTTATGACTATTGGGAACGATAAATATTTATATATACAAATAAAAAGATTATGGAAAAGCAATGTAGAATTTGTGGAAAAATTAAATATGTAAATGAATTTCACAAGAAGAAAGGAACATCTGATGGCTATAGAAATGAATGTAAAGAGTGTGTGAAAGATATCCAAAAAAAATATAAGGAAGCACCTGGATTTAAAGAAAAACAAAAAGAATATGATAAGAAAAGATATGATGAAAATAGAGAAAGTGTTTTAGAAAGAAAAAAAGAGTATCATAAAGAAAATAGAGAAAAAATATTAGTTCAAAAGAAGCAATATAGAAATGATCCTGATAATAAAGAAAGAATTAAGGAATATTTAAATGAATATAGGATTAATAATAAAGAAGAGTTGAAAGAGTGGAGAAAAAATAATCGACATATTTTAGCAAAGAACCAAGAAAATTATAGATTAAATAATCCTCATATAATCGCTTGGCGTTCTGTTTTATATTCAACTCTTAAACGACTTGATACTAAAAAACAAGGACATACCATAGATATGTTAGGTTATTCTGCATTAGAATTAAAGCATTATATTGAGAAACAATTCACAGAGGGTATGACTTGGAAGAATCATGGTGAGTGGCATATTGACCATATACGTCCTGTAACTAAGTTTGCAACAACTGAAGATGTTAAAATTGTATGTGCTTTGGAGAATTTACAACCTTTGTGGGCGGATGAAAATTTACATAAAAATAATAAATTTTAATAAACTCTAATTTCTGATATTAGAATATCTAAGGTATTGGGATACTTAATTTTCTCATTAATCCATGCTGAATAAAATGTTATATAAGCTGGTCCTGGTTTAAACCAGGAAATATCTATCATTGGATTACCTGTAGGTGGTATTCCCCCATAAAATTTAAGTATTCTTCCGTTTTTTATTTCAAACTTATAACTATTCGGATCTGTGATATATTTAGGTGAATGTCCAATTTGCTCGTATTGTGGTATTATTGTATATGTTTCTATAGTTGGCGTGTAGAGACCTCTGAATTCATTTATTTTTGGATTTTTATTTCCTAATATTTTCCATTGTGGACCGTGTTGATAATATAAATTATAATATTCTTTTTCGTCATCCGCATTTAATGTAAGGATACTAGAATTTATTGGTTCTATTTTTGTTGATACTTTTGGCATTAGTTGGCATACTATACTTGGTGAACCTTGTCCTGATATAATATGAAAAGGTGGTTCTACTGTCCATAGATATGAATTCTTTTTTGCACCCTCATAATGTAATTTATAAAGAATTTGTGGTTGTGAATAGCCAGGTGGTTTATTTGGATAGGAATGCTCTAGTGTCGTGTTGGATATAAAATTTTCAGATATAATCATTTTAGCACATTTTCTTTTATATATTAATTAATTAATCTAATTTTTTTAAGGGGACGGGATTGTTTTAATATATAAATAAAAATAATATTTTAATATGAGTGATAATTTTAAAAATAAAAAAGAAGAAGATGCACTAAATTACTTAGAAAAAAATTTTGTTGGTGGTGAGCAAGATAATTCTATTGAGTCGGTTAAGAAAGTAGATTTATCTTATTTTGATAGTGTACCTTCTAATGAATATATTGCTATACCGTTGGATGTTTTACCGTGTGGTACATTTTATAAACAAGGAACAAAGATTAGTATTAGAGCCGCTAGAGTTCAAGAAGTTCAGGCTTATTCTGTTGTTGATGATAATAATTATCTAGATATAACTGAGAAGATGAATGGTATTTTGGCTTCTTGTATAAAATATTATTATCCTAATGGTATGCAAGGATCTTATAAAGATATTAAAGATGGTGATAGATTATTTTTAATTTTTATGATTAGAGAATTAACTTTTCCTGGTGGTAAAAATTTATCGAAAGAAGTAACTTGTGGTAACTGTGGTAATGAATTTAAGATGGAATTAAGAGCCACTGGAACTGAAGCAAATGGTAAAACTTTTGTTAATTATGAGATGCCAGAGAAACTTTTTAAATTTTTTGATCCTACTGAAAGAGTTTTTTCTTTTAATATAGAAGGTGCAGATTATAAATTAGCACCTCCTACTATAGGTATACAGGAGATATTTTTCGGTGATATTAAGAATAAGATTCAGGTTGATAAAAATCCTAATGTTGCATTTTTAAAAGTTGCTTCATTTATGCTACATGATAGAAATAGAATCACCGAAGATGGTATTAAAGTTAAGGAGCAAGAATTTAAAAAATTGAGTATGTCAACTTTTCAAATTTTGAATAGTGCTGTAAATCAGATGGTTTTTGGTATAAAGGAACTTAAGTGTAACTGTCCATCGTGTGGAGTGGAGGTCCGCACTGATATGTCCTTTCCCACAGGAGCCTCAAATATTTTCGTTATTCCAGATGCCTTTGACGAATATTTTGGATAATAAATTTGGATTCATGGATATTGATCATATTCCACCTAGATATATGAATGAATTGGCTTGGTGGGAATTTGAGGAATATGTTAAAAGACTGAATGATAGAATAGAAAGAGAAAATAAAGCGCATAAGGATTCTGAGAAAAATCAACCTAAGATACCTGATTATTCAAACAAAATACCGAATGTTGGTTCAATGATGAGCAATTTAGGAAAATATAAACCATAATCTTCAGAAAAGTTCACAAAATGTGAACTTTTTTGATTTTAAAATTAAATATATAAGAAAAAATAATTTAACACTATGAAAAATATTAAGTCTTATAATGAATTTAATCAAACACCTGTAAATGAATCTTTTACAATAACATTAGATCAATTACCAAGCATTGGTGATATAGTAGATAAGGTAAGTTGGAGAGAGGGTGAGAAGATTGCGTTTATAGATTTTAAGGGAATTAAAAATATACCTGTTCAAATTACAAAAAAAGAATCAAGTTCAGAAATTTAAGATTTAGAGACCGCCTAATTTATGATTAGTTTTTATGAATATATAATGGAAGCTGTAAGTCATCATAGACTTTCAGGTGTCGTACTTATTTATAATAATAAGATTTTATTGGTTAGACCTAAGAAATTTAGAAGAAATATGAGAAAATGGTCTATACCAAAGGGTCATATTGAGGCAAAGATGAATAAAATGGAAACTGCTCTAAAAGAATTAAGAGAAGAATCTAGAATAAAATTAAATAAACAAAAACTAAAAAAGTCTGAAAAAATTACAATTAAATATTTTAAAGCTGGTTACAATAAAGAATTAACATGTTATGTTGTTAAAGTTGAAAGGTATGAAATTAACGTTAGATTATTTAATGATATGATATTAAGTAATTTTTTAAAAGGTGAGACTGTGGAGGCTGGTTTTTTTAATAAAAATGATGCAAAAAGAATTATAGAAAGACATCAATTACAATTATTGAATTTTTTAGATTATGAATAAAGAAATTGCTTTTTTTGATTTGGATAATACTCTTTGGTTTATAAAGAGTGATATTTGGGTAATTGATAAGAATGATCCATCTAAACCGATTTTAAAAATTTCACCTATTGAATTTGCTCTTATTAAAAGTGGAATTTATGTTAAGGATGATATTTTAATTGAATTCAATGGTGATAGTTTTTATATTTCTAAAGATATGGTTGAAAGAATTCAAAGAAAGAAAAATATTAGATTGGGTAATATTGGTATTTCTTATGCTGAATTTTTTGATGAAGATATACTCAATAAGAAAGAGGTTCAATTGTTGCTTAATAATATTAGGCATTTAATAGGTAAAAATATTGAAATTGGTGTTTTAACTGCTAGAAGTGATAGAAAAAAGCATGCAAATTTACTTAATAAATTGAGATTAAAATTAAAAGAATATGGTTTCGAAATAAACAAGATATATTTTGTTTCTGAATCAATTAAATTGGTCGGACATTTAGATAAAGTTTTTTATGATAAAAATAAAATTCTATTAGAACATTTAGTTGGTTTAACAATTGAAAAAGATAGATTTGTACCCATTAAAAAAGAAGCATATAATACTGTTTATTTTTACGATGATATTAAATCAAATATAGTAAATGCTAATAATTTACAAGAGTATTTTGATATTTTAGTTAGGAATAGTGATGATGAGTGTCAGGAATATATAAATAATAGATTGGAAAATAACAAATTAATCTTGACTACCAATTTAATTACTAATAATGAAGAAAATCCATTTGAAATAGAAACCATAGAATTAAAATTTCCTATTAAATTTCCTCTTAAAGTTTCAGATAATAAACTTACTATTAAATTTCAAGATTTCAAAAATAAATAACTTATGGTGATGGTGTAGTTGTTGTAGTAGTTGTTCCACAAGCAAGAACACAACTAACATAACCAGTTAATAATGTATGCTCTGGATAAGCTCCAGATGTTGTTGGACCTTGAATTTGTAATGCAACAGAGCCAGATAGATAATATTTACCATAATCACCAGGTGCCACATAATCTAATGTTTTTATATCATAAGTGCTATTCAATGTACATCCTGGACAACTAAATTCTTTAACAGTATAATAATTATAAGGATCTGGTGCTGGTGTAGTAGTTGGTAATGATGTTGTTGGTGAAAATATGGTTGTAGTTGTTGTTGTTTCACCACCGTCTGTAGTAGTTGTTGTAGTTTCGGATGATCCTGTTGTTGTGGTTGTTGTCTCTGATGAACTTCCGGATGGACTAACACCGCTACTTCCGCTTGCTCCGCTTGTTCCACTTGTGCCAGGTTTTCCACTAGAACCGCTAGTACCACTAGTTCCAGATGCGCCTTTTTCTGGCATAGGTCTTATTTTAATTCTGACTGTTCCTTCTTTAACCTCGCCAGTAGTTTTATCTGTAACTTTAGCCGTATAGATTGTTGTTTTTTCAGGAGCTATACTAACATTTCTATCTGTTCCGATTACATTACCTTGATCATCAGTCCATTGATAATCATAATCCCAACTTCCACCACTTGGATATGCATCTAATTTTGTAGATTCACCTGGTTCTAAATTCGTATCACTTGCTCTTGGATCTACTTCTAGCTTCTGTTCATCTTTTTTCTTCATTAATTTTTTGAATGCTTCAACTACTTTATTTAATAATCCTAATATTGAAGTTAAAGAACCTATTATACCTAAAATTACAGTTATTACAGCGATAATTTGAGAAATTATTGCTTGAGCTTGTTTTGAAAGTACTATACCTAATTTTTTTAATACACTTAAAAATGGTAATAATTCTGCTACCTTTTCTTGAAGTGCTTTAATAGTTCTAAATACTGTTTGAACAGCGGTTAATGCTGTCGGTACACCTGAACCTGGTGGTATTATGATTATTGAAGAAATTAGAGATAATAATGCAAGTACAATTTGAATAATAGCTTCAGGTAAAGCAAGTATGAATTCTGCAATTTTAATTGCCAATTGCTTTAAATCTTCCTTTAATCCTTTGACCAAATCTTTTGCATCTTTAAACATAGGATGCTTAGTATCCATAGGTGGCATATAATCTTCTTCACCAGGATGAGCAACACATTCTATATTACTATCATCATAATTTGCATTCTTATACCATACCCATGCGGATCCTTCATAATCTTTGTCGTATAGCTTACCATCTTTATAAAAAACTTTACCATATACAATTAATTGTGCTCTTTCTTCATCAATCGGTTCTGCACCTGGAAACCAACCAGGATTGAATTTACTGCCTTGAATAATTAACATTTTTTTAGAGATCTGTCTAGGTGATAATAAAAATTTATCTTGGATTAATTTCCAAATCATATTTGCTACATCTTTAATTCCAGGTAGACCTATTTCTTGTAGTTTATTTATTTTATCTTTAGCATCATCAATAATTTTTTCAAAATCATCCACATTGGGACTATTAAAATTTTCCTTGTCCAAAGGATTAGGAATTAATTGTTTTAAAAATTCGATTGGCATTGATAAAAATATTTTATGATATATATTAAATTCTTTATTCTCAAAATGATTTTGAAAAATTAATATATAAAAAAAAATATTTAAACAAATGAAGAATTTATATACAAGAAATGAGTTCAAAAATCTTGAAAATTTAGATAAATTAAATGAAGGATTATTTCAATTCATGGGAAATATTTTTAAGAAAATCAATGCCGTCATTAATAAGGTTAAGGGTGCCAAAGAGGTTGATGTAATTTTCAAAGAATATCAAACAATTATAGATAACGAATTTAAGAAAAAATTTAATATTGATTTAGGTATAACAGCCGAAGAACAATTACAAGATATGAAAGATTCTGGAAAAAATCCAGTAAAGGAAGCTGTTGATACAGAACAAAAACAAACTACTCAACCTGATCAAACTGATAATACAGAAGAACAAGAAAAAAATACTAAATTATCATTAAAAACATTAAAAGAGAAACAGAAATTAATTCAAAATCTTATTAATCAATATCGAGATAAGGCTTTACTTAAAATGGATAGAGTTTTACAAAAAATGGGAGGAAAAGAAAAAAATCCTAAATTGGCCTTGTATATAGAAACTAAAAAAGATGAATTTAGATTAATGTTTTTGAATGCTGAAATTTCTGCCCTTGAAAAAGGTGGTGATAAAACCACTGCATCTAAACTTGCGATAGAAAGAAATAAATTAGCTAAAGAAATAAATGCAAGACTTGATAATATAGTAAAGAATAAGGATGTTGAGATAAATGTAGGTGGTAATTTATTTAGAGTTGGCGTTCCATATAGATACAAAAAGAAAGATGGTAGTATTGCAATTATTAAAATTTCAGATAAAGCTAAAGATCCAGATGAAGTTATTGCTAGATATATTTCAGATGAAATGGGTAAGACTGAACTTCAGCCATTTAGAGCTGAAAATATAGATAAGGACTTTACTCCGGAGAAAGGTAAAGATTACAATTTTTATAATTCGAAAGGTGAGATAATTAAAGTAAAAGTAAAATCAGATAAACCAAACGATAAAGGACTAGTAACTGTTATTGGACCTAAAGGTGGAGGCGGATTTATGATTAATAAAAATACTTTAATGGATATAACTGAAGGTGCTTAAATGAATAATATAATTTCATATTACAATTTTTTAAATGAAGAATTATCTTCTGTGTCAAAGTTTTTAAAGACTTATTATAAAAACATTTTCAAAGAACCTAATCAATCATTACATAATTTATTTGTTGATTTTACTAAAAAAGTAGATACAGATAAAAATGTTTCTAATCTATATCAAAGATATATCAAAGCTAATCAAACTAATATTCAAAATGAGATTAATCAAGCAGAATCTATTGATGCTGTTAATAAAATTGTTACAGATTCTTTAAAATATTTCTATTATTCTCTAAAACCGATAGTAAATAAATTACAAAATGATGAATTTACTATGGATGAAATATTTAGTAGAGCAAGAGATAAAAGATTGAAAGTTTTAATGACATATCCAGAAGATCAATTTGCAAATGCCGCACCGGAGTATATTGGACAGGTTGCTGTACCACAAATAAAAGAATTATCTGGTCTGGATAAAGAAAAAGAAAACGAACCAGCTCAAACAGAGAATACAACTGAAAGAATAAAGTATAATATACAAAAGATATTAGAAGCTGATAATCCAAATGAACAGGCCGATTTAGTCGCATATAAAAAGGCAGCTACTAATTGGATTAATACGACCTTATTTGATTTACTAAAACCTAAAATGCAATTATTAAATCAATTAGGTGCAAATACATCTAATGCAGTTGATCAAATATCGGATCAGATAAAAGGCTCAGCTAATGATAATGCAAAAAAAATGATTCTTAATAAGATAATTAACATGAACGCAAAAGAATTACAAAATTTAGCTAAAACACTGGGCCTGTCTGAGGACGAAACGGGAAGAATATAAATGATGACGGAAAAAATTATACAAAAAATTATAAAATCAATAGGATCCACTGGTTCGTTGATAATTCATTCTATAATATTTATTATAGCCTTTTTTCTATACTTTTCAGAAATATTTGATAAAAATACAATATTGCTAATCTTAACAACGATCGTATCATTAGAAGCAATTTATCTATCTATACTTATTCAAATGAGTGTAAATTTTCAATCCAAAAAATTTGAAGAAATTAAAAAAGATGTAGAAGATATACAAGAGAATGTTGAGGATATTCAAAAAGATGTTGAGGATATACAAGAGAATGTTGAGGATATACAAGAGAATGTTGAAGAAATCCAAGAAAATGTGGCGGAAGAAGATGAAGAGGATGATGAGTATGAATCAGCATTAACAGAAGTTAGAGAAACGCTTAAAAAACTTTTGTTAAATTTCGATGAATTAAAAAACAAAAAGAAGAAATGAAATACTTAAATAAAATAAATGAGACAATAGAAAATAAAAAACTCGTAATAATTTCTGGAGATGATTGGGAAGGTATTTATATTGATGGTAAATTAATTGATGAAGGACATAGTATAGACTGGAGATTTGTATTAAAAGTATTGGGTTATAATATTAGTGGTACTTACATAGAGGATGAAGAATTTTGGGAGATTGGTAATTTACCAGATAAATTAGAAGATTTAGAAGTAATATTAAATTCTAAAAAATATAATTTATAAAAACACCGCAAAAAATAAACTTTTTTTATAAATTTGCGTATAAAATAGAAATTAGAAAAAAACGACATTTTTTGAGTAATATATAAGAAAAGAAAAAAATTATAAAAATTATAAAAAAATTACATTTTTAGTTTTTTATTTCGGAAAATATTTTTATCTTTGTAAAAGATTAAAGATGATAAAACAGAAACAAAAATTTTTAATATATAAGTAATATGAAAAACTTTAGGAAAAATACAGCAGTAGCCACGACAACCCCCGTAACAGGAGGCAGACCAGTCGGATTATGCTCGGGCGTATACCTAAAGTGAAGTATGTTTTATAGATTATAGGTAGAAACCCGAGGGCGCTAAGCGACTTCGGGTTTTGTTTTTAATAGTGTGTTCTTTGTAGAAAATATCTAGGTGCGATCCATGTGGTGTGGTTACCCGGCTTGGAACCGGGGTTATTGGAGGTTCGACTCCTCTCACTTAGACAACTGGTCCTGTAATGGCGGAGTCTTCTAAACTCTATGTGCATAATGGATGAAAATGAGAGTTCGAATCTCTCCTGGATCACAAATTGGCCCTGTAATGGCGGAGTTTCCTAAACTCTATGTGCATAATTGGAATGAAAAATGAGAGTTCGAATCTCTTCTGGGTCACAAAAATAAAGATTATGAAAACAAAAAAAGTAGCAGTAAAAAAAGTAGAATCAAAAGTTTTAGCAGTAGAAATATTCTGTGAAAACTTAGAGAAAAATGTGACTGTGGATATATCTAAGTTATATTTTTTGGGTAGTGAAAGTGAGTGTGAATTGTGTGGTTCACACGGTTCTGTGAATGTTTCAGTAAATTGTGAGTGTGGTAAAAATCACAGTATTGAATTGAGTAGTTGGTAAGAGTAGTTGTTCTTTGACATGTTGGAAAATTAGGGGGCGCATGTACCAAGGCTGGCGAGAGACATTTGCAATGTTTCTGGGAGATTTCGATTATATTCGTCTCCACTATTTTATTATAGGGTAAATATTATGATACTGAAATAAAAATATTTATAGATTTAAATGAATTAAAAGAAATTTATATGGGTTGTGTAGTGTAACCTGCTTAGCACGAAACACTTGCAATGTTTAAGAGGAGTTGAAATCTCACACGATCCACATATCCGGGATGATCCTCTGTTGTATCGCAGAGCCCGGTCCATGCGATTGTAGTTCAGTTGGTAGAATACTTCCTTGGTAAGGAAGAGGTCGTGAGATCGTAACTCACCTTTCGCTCTAAGATAAAGAATACATACAGCAACAAAAAAATGCATGGTTAGCAAAAAAAGTATTCTGTTCTTAAAAAATTATCTAAAGATTACATACAGCAATCTTAAAAAAGGACCAAACTTGTAATTTGAAATTCTGAAAAAATGTAATCTGTGATAAAATGCGAATGTATATCAGCGGTAGATAGTCTGGTTGCCAACCAGAAGGTTCGTGGGTTCGAATCCCATCATTCGCTCAGTAAATTGCGAAATGTAGCTTAACGGTAAAGTATCTGGCTTCCAACCAGAGGAAGGGGTTCGATTCCCACATTTCGCTCCATGCGAGCATAACTCAGTAGGTTCAGAGTACTTGTCTTACAAACAAGAAGTCGATGGTTCGACTCCATCTGTTCGCACCAATGCTGATGTAGTATAGCGGCTATTACACTGGCTTTGTAACCCAGCGTCTGAGAAGACATCGTGAGTTCGAGTCTCACCATCAGCTCAAAATGAATGGGAAATCAACGATGAAAAGGCGGATCGTACAGGCAACGAAAGTAATCCTGATTGGATAACGAATTGCGGATGCACCTATAGCGACCTTATTGAGGTGGTGAAAAAATGAGCAAGGGAAGCGCGTTACTAGTTACCAACGTCGCGGGTTCGAATCCCGCATTTTCCACAAAAAAATTAAAACTTTTTTTTTCATATTATAAAAGTAAATATCGAGGATATGGTGTAACCTGGTAACACGGGGCATTTGGGATGCTCAGAAGCCGTTCAAATCGGATATCTTCGACAACTCTGATAATCAGGTATTTATAAGCCGAATTCCCATAGTGGTTGATTGGGCGTGACTTGTAATCACGAGGGTTTTTATACCCCGCACTGGTTCGAATCCAGTATTCGGCTCTCATACCTAATAAAAAATAAAAATTCATTTCTCTCTCGAAATGAATTTTTGACTTAAAAATATTTATATATACAAATAAAAAAGTATGAAGTGGTCTGAAGAAGAAGAAAATGATTTAATTTCTTTATTAGAAAATGGATTTACATATTTGGATATATCTATTAAATTAAATCGAACTAAAAAAAGTGTTAAAGAAAAAGCTAATAAGTGTGGACTTAATTTTAAGTCTTTCCTTAAAAAGGAGGCAAATAAATGCTTAGAGTGTAATAAAGATATTGAAAAAAATAAAAAATTCTGTTCATCATCATGTTCTGCAAAACATAACAATAAAAAAAGAATTCACAAAGAATCAAATTGTATAGTTTGTGGAAACAAAACCAAAAAGTTTGGATACAAATTTTGTTCTAATAAATGTCAAATAGAACATCAATATGCTGTATATATTCAGAAGTGGAAAAATGATGAAGTTGATGGTGTGTCTGGTGAATATGGAACATCAAGATATATAAAAAAATATTTATTTGAAAAGTTTAATGGAAAATGTACGAGATGTGGATGGGGTGAAAAAAATCAATATACAGGTAATATTCCATTAGAGATAGAGCATAAAGATGGCAATAGTAAAAATAATAAAGAAGAAAATTTAACTCTATTATGTCCTAATTGTCATTCTTTAACAGAAACATATAAGGGTGCAAATAGAGGAAATGGTAGATATAATAGGCGAGAAAGATATAAAGATAAAAAATCATACTAAGGTCCCGTAGCTCAGCTGGATAGAGCAACAGCCTTCAAAAGGAGCTTCATAGATGAAAATGTGTGTCGAATGGTGTAAATTCAAAGAATGCTTAACAGGTAATGCTGATGTTAACTTTGAGCGAAGTTCTTGTATAAGAAAACGTGCAGAGACTATAATCACCCACCTAAGATAGAAATATTAAGGTGAAGGCATAGTCCAGACCACAAACAATAATTGGCAGTGAAAACTGTAGTGGTAGGCTAAGCTGTGG